TCAAACTCATTAGTCTCAAAAGGTAAATTGTCAAAACTTAACCGATAATCTGCTTTTGGATCTTCATAATCTGTGCATCTTACTACTTCGTAAGAGTCATCCGATAACTCGATAAGAGGACCTAGCATCAAACAACGCTTGTCTTTGTGAACAAGTTTCTGACGAAAAGGCAAACTTCCTTTTGGAAGATTATAACGTTTACCTGAATAAATGTCAAAATGTTCACACATTATTGAAGTATCTACATAAATTTTGTAATTGGTTTCTTCAAGAACCTTCTTACAAAAAAAGAGATCTTCAGTCCAAGATTCTGCAGAATTAATTGCATCAAGATATTTATCACTGTCTACAGTTTTGAATCTTGGCTCAGAAACTTGTTTCAAACAGTCTACTCGTAAGAGAGTACAGTCCATTCCAAGACCTGTACATTCAAAAAACTCACCAATTTTCCAATCCCAATAAGCACCACTACCATTATCTTTGAAGATAAGAGGATAAGGTACTTCAGTCTTACTTACGTAGACTCCTCCGACAACTCCAATAGTAGGATCATTCTCCATCCTATAAATTAGTTGTCGTAAGGCATGAGCAGGTACAATTACATCATCGCCAAGGAAAAACAAGTACTTGGCTTCTTTAGAAATTGCCTCTTTAGCAAAGGCATCCCTTGCCACACCAATTTCTTGTCCGTGAATTATCGAAAATGCAATATTATAGTTAATAGGAGGGCTTAACGCTTTGAACGCAAGTGCCCAGTCAAGATTGACGGGACGTCCAAGAGTAGGAATAGCAATAACAATTCCAGGTCCAGTATTCAAAATTTTTTTCATCTGAAAAGCATGTGCTCCACTAGTGAAATTAGGGCCGATAAAGCTGCTGACATAATACCAATCCACTTAATCATATTTTTATGAGTAACGCTGGCGGCTAAACGGTAATCTTCCAAGTCCCGTAGACGCTTTTCTACGTTAATTTTTTCGAGCTCTTTAAGACGGTAGTGGAACTTCCAATATTTATCCCGCTCTTCCCTCTCTTCTGCTCGAATTTCATCTGAGTCTCGCTCAAAATTTGACATTTCTTATGTTCATTCTCTAATACCGAGTGTATGTAGCCATAACAACCAATGACTACGGGCACCAAAAGCAAACAGATGAATAGTTCTACTAGCAATTGTTGTCCTCCAGCTACTAAAGTCAATTTACTTACACTAACTAACCACTGATAGTGTAAGAAATGTTAAGGGTGTTGGAGGTCGCCTTCACGAAAGAAGCGTAAGTTGCATGTGCAAGCATTGTGCCACCGCTAGAGCTGTTAAATAAACCAACTTCTGCAAGAGTTGTATTAGCTTGATTTGTAGCAAAACTACACTGTGCTTGCCAACTTGGAGGATTAGCAGTTAAAGCAGTAGTAGAAAAAGTACCAATAGCAATTCGGGTTACTTCATTATTAAGTCCTGTATCTGCTGTGGTTGGAGCATTCGTTCCAGAACCAATAGCAAGATAAGAAATCGTTTGAGCGGTCTGAATATTAACAGACTCCAATTGTCCAATTGCCCATGCCCGCCCGGCAGTTACCAGTAAGTTATCATGGATAATTTCCTTGATAACATTACCATCCATATCGCCCAAAATCATGCGGATAGAACCACGCATTTTGATTACGTCAACAGCTTGTTCTTGCATTGTCAGTAAATTACCCTTTCGAAGTTCGCCGGCAATATTGGGCGAGGATAACGGAAAGCATCAATAGTTATAAGACCATCTTCAATGGCATATCGTTTTGAAACATATGCACCTTGATTAATTGCAATAAAATGAGTAATTAGCCATTCATATAGAGCTTTGTAGTATTTGGAAGCATTAAGATTTTGACCCTTTCCTTCAGCAGAAAACGCTTTCCATAGAACATATGCTTTACGAAGCCGCCGATCAACATAAGGTGGTAAAAGTGCAGTAGGATCGCTAAAAGTACTATCAGTAGAACGCCAACAAGCAATAATGCAAGCCTGAGGTGTTGATGTTTCGGGTAATGGAGAATATGGATCCTGTGCATCAGCGGAAAGAGTAAGATTAGGAGTAGGATATAATCTAATGTCAAGAGGGTTAGTAGGGTGTTTAGCGTAATAAAGTGGGCGACCGATGACAGTAGGAATTGTATCAACTTGATTATCATTTAATACTGCCGTTGCTGGAGTCAAATAAGTTAATTCATCCCAATTAACTGGATCCAATTTCCTTCCAAGCCATGATACTCTTGACACCGTGCGCACGAAACTAGGAAGCGTATAAACAGATATTCCCTGCGTGACTTGCAAGCAAAAACGATAATAGATAAGTGAAGGGATTCGCTTATTAATATCTTGCTCGGCATCAGCGCTCCATTGATTTAATTGTTGATCTGTCCAAATACTCATCTCAGTGAAATCTGCCTATCGCTATTGCGACGATTCTTCATCCAGACTCGAAGGTCTTCAAGATCCTTAACGTAAGTCTGAAAGTATTCAGTTGCTTTAGAAAATTCCTGTTGTTGTGCCCAAAGATCCTGTATACAATAGGATTCAAGTGCCTTGATATGATCGTCTGGAATTGGTATAACTGTTGAATCATCAAGAAGAGGAGCAGCCGCCATGTAATAAACAAACATATTACCATAGCCAGGACCTTGTGGTTTTTTATAAATGGCAATATAACGATGATTAATTGGTACAAAATAATAAGGTACACCATAGGCACTTTCCCAATCAATTCTAACTTGATCCAAGTGCTTTACGCTAGTCGGAATCATCCACCTATGAATGTTGTCATTGAACAATGCAACTAAACCAATGTAATCTGGGAACAAAGTTAGCATATCATAATAAGTTACATTAGGAGCGTAAGCTAACGTTGCAGACTTGTAGATAATTCCAGTAAAGGCCGCCGTATCATCAAGACCATCCTGAATACTATCGTTCATACTTTGAACGTCATAATAAGCAGGATTGTTAAATTGTATTTGCAGGCGGCCCTGCATATCTACACGAGTCATCCAAATTTCTCCGATGCAATTGTTTGAATACTCATAGCTTTACCAAGACCATATTCATCAGAAACTACTTCTTCTCTGCATTGTGGTTGTGGATCTTTGAAAGCGACCATTAGAGTATTGTAAGGATCTTCAACATCGTTTGGTGCAAACTTAACACGAAAATATCCGTAGGATTCTAAGATTCTTTGGAGTTCACCAGAATTAACGGCAGTTACATGCTCATCACCTTCCCACAAACGGCGCCCATAAATTGTTTGTAGGAAATATTCCTGCTTAGGATCATTAGTCTTATAAGCATCCATATAATTCTGAGCACAAATCATCCATTCTGGATAACCCAATATGAAACGACCATTAGGGACAAGTACGCGTTTAATTTCCATAAACACAAAATCCCAATACCGTCGCTCAATATGTTCAGGTCCATGTGAAAACAAAACTTCCTCTACAGAGTCATTTTCGTAGGGAAGCCTCTCTTTTGTGATATCAAGTACAAGATCACATTTAGTTTTAGGATTTTTGTCAATGTTGATAAATCCTTCTTTGTTAATACCACCAGAAGCAAGATTAAGTTTCATTCTGATAACATCCTCAAAGTTTCTTGAATACGCTCATCTCGACTCAAGCCGAGCGGCTTCTCAGGAGCATAAAGCTCTCTGAGTTTTTCTACATTGTAGTCAGTGACACCATCAGGCATCATTATGTGCATTGTTGGGATTTTCGTATGGCAGCAAATTGTCGGAGCAGGTTCGAGAGTATACCGTGCTTTATTACAAAAGTATACATCCTCAGTGTGATTTTGCCCTGTAATAAACCAGGGCGGCGCCACAGCTTTGATAAGCTCCGTTTTAATAAGAACACATGAAAATCCAACAGCGGCACAATCAACGATTCCATCGTCTCCAACATGATCTTTATAATCATCATAGGTTGTAAGAAACTCACGTACTGTACCGTCTCCATCTGTGATTTGATTGAATGCTTTGAAAAACATTGGAGCAAAGGGATAACCACGAATATAAGTTAGAGCCATGATACAATCTTTATTGGCCGCCTTAAGTACGGAGTACGTCTCAGGTTTAATGATAACATCGTCATCAATGAACATAAGATAATCACATTTATGTTCAATGGCTATTTTAGCGGCCGCATTACGCATTGAATCAATTGCCATTCTGTAAGGTGTAAAAAGAACGAATTGATCCTCTGGACTAGCTATTTTCAAGTTTGTAAAAAACTTAATGTGATTGGCGTAAACATGACTGTTAACAGATTCCAATACATTAATTCCAATAAGTGTTTTTGACATTTTTCTCCTTATTATTTAAGGACCTTGGCCCACCTCCCCCGAGATTAACCAAGGTCCTTTTATTCCTACAGATATTGTAGGAAAGCGTTGACTGCAATAGTGGAGTACAAAATACTGGAACCAGATGAACCCGAGGAACCAGCCAAACCACCATTCAGTGTGTTAATTGCACTCGAAGCGCTTGCACTCACTGAAAAAGTTTGTGCAAGAATAGCGTACTGGCCCAATTGCATAATTCCCTGAGCACCAACAACAACGGTATTACTAACGTTAGTTGCAGATGCAGAAGCATAACTTCCAGAGAATAAGCCAGTAGGAGCACTTCCAACATCGGACCAAGCGTCGTAACTTAAAGTTACTGCACTTGTTCCACCTGTTGAATTTGTTCCCATTGATACAGCAACAGTATTTGTTAGCGGTTGCAAAAGATCACCAATTGCACCACTCGCAGTACTGAAACTGCTATTGCTCGCCGCTCTTGTTTGCGCTACTAAGCGTAAGCTTTGAACAAATCCCCAAACTTGAGCTTCGCCGTATTGTCCTGGGCCAAGTCCACTAACAATTCCTTGCTGAGTTTGTGCAGAAACTACACCAGCAAAGAAACTTTGGCCAACACCAGCAGCAGCATTTGTATTTTGAACATCTACACCTAAAACTCCGGTTGCAGACATTGTGAAATAACAAGGTGCGCCGTCAGGAATTGTTACCGTTGAACTTGGATTACGAACAACGATAAAAGCTTTGTCAACTTTGTTGCCAACTGTTTTGAATCTCATTCGTTCCCCCTGCTTTCTCTACGAACTATAACTTCTGGCAATCGCCCCGTGAACACCCTGCTTACGACGATTTGTACAAGTCAAATTTCCCATCCAGGCAACGTGACCAACACGAGAATCACCATTAATAGGTTTGAAGAAAGTTTTTCCGGAGTCATCCTCAAGCATCTTGAAGTCTGAATCCTCTTCATAAACAAGCTTGAAGAATTGGGGATTGATATAAAGACCACTACCATTAGTCAAAGATGCCGGATTTCCAGCACCACCAACTAAAGTAGGAACAATGTTGTTGGCAACATCGGGTACTTTATCGTCCATAACAAAATGGGCACCTTTGTAAACAACATTCTCAAAAGGATATGCTTCGTCTTCATGAGGTTTAATGTACCGATATTTCTGATACAATGCATGAACAAAAAGCTCATAAGAAGTCTCATCCATCAGAATGAGTTTTGGCTTGCCGCCAGTACCCAAAGAACAACGATTGAAAATTTGATCAACTTCAAGAATATAACCATCATAAGTGGTTGCAGCAGAAGCAAGGACTTTATTCTGCCACCATGTATTTGTGTTTTGATTGATATTACCAATCGCAACATTGTTCGTGGCGGCAGCATAGTCAATAATTTCACTAATAGGTTCAATTGAAGATGAACCATTTACAGGAGATACATAAGGAGTTTTTAGAGAACCGCCAGATTGATTGGCGGACCCCCACATAAGAGATTGAGCAAAGAATTCTTGCAGACCCATTTCAGTCTGCTTAATTCTGCTCTTAACGAGATCAACGATTTTTTGCTTATTTTGTTTAACTTCTTTCATCGAATAAGCAATTGGTGAAGCACATTGCCGCCATTGATAGATACAATCTGTGATGCCATCAGTAGGCATTGTAGAAAGTTCATCGTAGCCATCATAAGAATCGGCTGGGGCAAGACCATACATCAAAGGAACTTGAATGTATGTACCACCATCTTGACCTTCATACAAATCTCCTCTGATTACTTCAAAGAAAAATGCATTTGTTGCTCCAATATTGTCAATTAGCTCTTTGCGATAAGCAGCGAGACTAAGACCAAATAGTGAATCTAAATTAGTAGTTACTGCGGACGGCGCCGAAGAACTACCAAAACTAATTGTGGTTGGGTTTGCCACGTTTTACTCTCTTGTACGGCCTTTTTGAGCCTCTTGAATTGCCCAATTGACAGATTCACCAAGACTCATCTTTTTTGATGGAATCTTATCAAATTTACCAGGGCTCCCAGGTCCCGTAGTAGATTTTAATCTGTCAGGTGCATTGTTTGCATTTTTACGAATTTTATCTGCCAACTGAGCTTTTGTAACGCTAGTTTTGCTTCCCGCAGAAGCGACAGCATAAAGACTCGCAACATATTGGTCAATCGTCATATCAGGACCCATAATAAGTTGCTGAGATAGATCGGCCATGCGTTTTTCGAACTTGGCGGATTCACCACCAGTTTGTTTTCGCAAGCGTGAGATTGAACTACTCACTTGATTTTCAAGTTGAGTAAGATGCACTTGCTGCATCTCTTCTTGATGTGACTCTCGTTCTTGTTCGAGAGCTTTTTCAATTGCAGTGCCTAGTTTATCAGCTAGACCAGGAAATTCAGGAAGAGCTTCTTTGATAATATCTTGGATGCTCTTCTTTGCTTCTCTAACCTCTTGTTTAGTCTCAGGAGGTTCTCTGAGAATACCAGTTCTTTGAGCAAGCTCGGCAATAATTGCAACCCTTTGATTCGGGTCCATTAAAGCTTTATAAAGCTTCTTTGCCTCAGCAAGTTGCTCTTCTGCGAGTTCCTCTTCTGTCTGAGTTTCCTCAGAAGTTGTCTCAGTCTCCTCTTCTTCTCCAGTAGTAGTTTCCTCTTCTTCACCACCAGCTGGAGTTTCCGGAGTTTCAACAGTTTCTGTTGGCTTGCCACCCTTGGCTTCTTCAGCTTTTTTGATTAAATCAGCAGCGGCTTCTGCTACAGCAGTTTCTAAATTAGACATTATGCAATCCTTTCATATGAATATGTTGGTCTAATGTACAAATTGAAATAAGTACCCCTAGAACCAGCAGTTTCAAAATCGGTGTAAACATCTAATGGTACATTAGAGTATTTGTACGTACCACGTTGTTGAAAAATTATCGTCATTTCACGAGTTAATGGATTATAACTAACATCATTAACACAAGTTGAAGATGATTGTTCACCATACTGAAACTTTAATAGTTTATATAACGTTAACGGATTAACAGAGCCAACAGCATTTTCAGCCGCCTCACCGACATTCATAGTCTCAGCGGCAGCAAACTGACCGAGATTTTTTAATTCTGAAAACTTTTGTTCAGGCATTACTTTGTAAGAGGCGACGGCAAAACTGCATTAATAAGTCCAGTTCCACTCATAATTGCCCAGGCGGCTGGAGGAAAAAATACAGATACCGTTGCTCCTGCACCTATAATAGCAATGTGAAGAGCTGAAATCCAAAACTTTTTACTCTTTATAAAGTTCATTGTGTTAACGCCTGTGCTCCAATTTGATTTCGAACTTGTTCTGCATTTGGCGGAGTTTGCTGTGCAACAATTCCTTGGGCGGCATTTCCGCCTCCGCCTGCTTGCGCTTGCTGCATCTGTGCATTTTGCATAGATTGCATCTTTAAACCCATCTCAAGTTGAGAAATTTTACCCATTTGCATAAGCAAAGCCATCTTTTGAAACTCTTTAATGGCTTTCATATTCCTATAACCTATGCGATAAGCCGCCTCTCTGACGAGAGTAGGACTGAAAGAAACAAGTGGATACTGCTGTAAAACAGAAATGAATTCAAGAAACTTTTGCTTTTCATCATTTTGAGCAGTAACTGACAAACTTGTTACATCAACTTGAATACGAAAATCATAACCATCATCAAGTTTTTCAGATGAAACGTACTTGTATCCTTCCTCATTATCAGAGGCTTCACCAAGAAAATGTTCACCTTCTGGCGAACCAAGCTTAACATAAAGACCAAGTACAAATTTGTCTCTTACTGTAAGTAGAATCTCCCTACCAATATTGGCAAACCAATCAACAAGACGAAGTTGTTCTTTTTGCTCACGGATTGCGCCACGATTTTGTACAATTTGTGCCTGCGTTGCAGTTGTACGATCAGGAATACCACGATCTTCTTGAGCAACACCAGCTATTCTATCAAGGTCATCACCGGATGTTTGTATTGCTTCCGTAAGAGCGGTTCCAAGATCCGCATTCTGTATAGGAGTAATCGCTTCGGCCGCTTTAACTTTAATAGCAGCGCCATCAGGACCAGTCTCAAATTTCTCGATTTCTTCATCGTCAACTTGTCCTTCTACAATTTGGAACTTTCTGACGAATCTTCGCCTATGAGCACGAAGCATCTCACGAGTTTCATTGATTTCATCTTGTGGCGAAAGCCAATTAAAGGCGGGCGGAATTGGATAAAAGCCTTCTGTTAAAACTCTGCGATCAGGACGGTAGTCAAAAAGAGGCAAACGCTTGAATTTTCGTTGAAAAATCGTCACACAAGGAGAATCTAAGACAAGAAGTTGAATATTTGCCTTCAATTCCCAAAGATGCCAAATTTTAACTGCATGATATTTCTGATTATCTGTGTTTCTATCATTAGTTTCTGGATCATAAACTTCTATTGAAGCAGAAGCAGTCATAATTTTGTCTTTATTTAACAAACTAGACATTGCAAGTAAGTCATTTTTGTTCACAAAATCATAATAACCAACCCAAGTACAACGATTAAGGTATTTATGGTCAATGCCGCCAACACGAAAACGTTTAGCGGCAATATGTTTGACATAAACTCGCTCATTAACAGGAAGTTCTGGAGGTTCTTGCTTGACCTTCGGATCTTGCGACGTGTAGCGGTCTACATCTCTGTTAAGAAGAGGCTTTGCCGCGTTAGGATTAAGAATCCAATCAGCAGAATAACCAACTTCTATCATACCGAACCGAGTAAATGAATCTTTATACGCCATCTCCATTTCTTCGGCAAAATGCATCCGATTATCTTGACAAATTGTGTTCAAAGTATCTTCTTTGATTTGAGCACTGGTCGCCGCTTCCTCAAGATCAAATTCACTATTAGCGGCACGAGGAGAAATTTGGTAAACAGGGAAAGTTGGCATGAATTCAGATATTTTGATCTGAATATTCTCAAAAAACTTATTAATTACATAGGGGTTGTAACCAAGTTCCCTTTGGGACTTCCACATTATGCCTTCATAATACTGTTCCAAGATGTTACACTTAAACAATCCTTCCCATTGTTTATAGTAACGGTCGGCGGCTTCCAACCGATCATGCCAAACGTTATCTTGGATTATTTGTTTAGGCATTCGCAAGCGAACCTGGTACAAGCTGTGCTTTTCGTCTACGAGACATCATCTGAAAATACTTAAAAGTATTCTGCTTTATGGTTCTATGCGCCTCTCGTTTTGTGTTTGAATGCATCGCAATATAGTATCTCTGACAATCGTATGCATGATCTGGTATATTTTCTTCTCTGTCATCACAATATTGAGCGGTACCGTCAACATATCCGAGAAGTTTTCTCCGTTGAGATTGAAGCTCAGATATAGCGTAGTAGCACCCATAGGGATAATTATCACATTTTTTAATGAAGAGAATTCCTGGTGTGTTACCACCAATTAACTCTGCTAATGGCCCAGGGACATGAGCGTAAGAACCGTTTAACAATTCGTTAAGACGGTTACGTGTTGCAAACTCATTATTATCAGCAGGCAGCCAATACAATGGTGGCTCTTCAAAGTCTTTAGTATAATACTCTTCAGCAACAGAGTAACGAATACTTTGTCTCAAATCTCCGGCTTTTTGCGCGGTCTTCTTAAAGATTTGTGGATCTGCCCAGTTGGCGGAATATTCCTCTCCTTCGGACAATTCATGGATTGAACGACGGTGAAATGATATAACCTGGTTTGGCATGTAATATTCACGGTAACATATGTGAACGCCATCCAAGGCCGCAAACCATAAACAACAAGTTGGTGAGCTATCGCCATGGTCCAAAACTCGAAAGAGGTTTCCTTTTTTCAAAATATATTTAATCAAATCATCAGAATAATCAAGAAGAGAGTCAGGGCGGAGTCTATGTATTTGGGCATTCGAGATTCCCCATTGTCCATAAACATATTTCTGTACATATTCGCCGCCCTTCTCAAGAGCGCTGAGGTAGCTTTCGCTGCTTCCTAAGGAATTGTCCCATTGTCCTTCTACATAAAAATACTTTGTCCTCCTTTCAAGAGAATTTGGATGATACTTTCGATAAATATAATGATACTGAGTATCTGGATTACAAAGTAACATTATATAGGATGGAGCTATGGCCTTTTGAGTTCGTGCGTTACGTGGCCAGTTCGGGTATTTTGAAAGTAAATTACTTGGTATTTCCGCATTGTCCCAGCGGCCGATACGAGCGTCCAAAACATCGTAGACTTTTTCTTCCGTCTCTTCCGCTTGGTCGATAAGTGCCGAGTTTATCTCTAAACCGCGAAGCGTGCTCTCATCAACTTTGTCAAGATGCATCCAATAAATCATTGAACCATTTTTAAGAATAGTTAAACCATCTTGTTCATTATTACGTTCAACAAGTTCGTGCGGACAAATCTTGAAGAAAGTCTGGTAAGTGGTTTTCATCAAATCTGCCCGCACCTGCCTGGCTATAGCCATTCGATAATTTGAGAAACTTGTTAATAAGGTGAATGCTTTTAAGCATCCAGCATAAGTTTTACCATTATTAAATCCCCCGGAGAAACACTGATTTCTAGCGGAGGAATAGTAAAACTCACGCTGGGCAGCATTAGCGAATGTAATTTCGAGGTTCACTACTTTTTTAATCTTTGGTAAATTTTAGCAAGGTTTGGATCTAATTGTTGTAATTGTTGTACCAATTTACCATAATATTTGTTTGAGAGGATATCAGGAATGCCAAGTTCAGCATTATCAGCAGTACCAATATAGGCTGGCATTTCTGCTGGCATATCACCAACATCTACATTGGGTTTTAACTGAGAATAATAAGGATTTTGAGCCGCTAACTCATCTAATTTACCTGACTGATTAAGTTTATCAAGGGCGGCATGAATTTCCTCATGTCGAGTAGTTTTGCTTAAATCGGCAGTTCCTTCTGGATTGATGGTAATTTTACCACCAGGTTGGAATAATGAGGGAAGAATAGCAGAAGCAATTTTGTGAATAGGGGATTCAGTTTGGTACAGTCCTGCTGTTGGAAGACTAGTATCGAACGTTATTGGCGTCCGAGTAATTCTTGCTTGAGCAGGACCGTAAAAAACTGATGCCATATTTACGAACTGAAAGCCGTCGTAACTTCAGTGGCGGCTGCAATCAAATCATTGAGTGCTTTTTGCTGAGTAGCCGTCAAAGTTGAAACAGAAACAAAAGCCGCCGCTACAGATGCAGCTTCATTAACAGCAAAGAGTAACCAAAAATTCTTTGGCATTAACCCTCCTTAAGGGTGCAGAAAATAACCAACAAGCAAATTGGATGGCGGTGTCACAAGTGCATGGCCGCCAAAAGTAATATAATAGTCTTCTTGACTATTTTTGTACATCAGAATTGCGTACATAACTTATCCTTTCACTCTTTTCAAATGTGGATTAGCTTTCTTTGCTGCCGCCGACGCATGGCGTGTTCGTGATGCGAGAATAGCCCCTGCAATTTTGTGAGAATAGCCCTCACCTTCAATTTTCTTTTGAACAGCGGCAAACCCTGGATGTGCTTTAGCCATTTTATCCTCTATACAAGAAGTCTCCAATTTGTGCCATCAAAATATAAGAGGTGAGGAATTGAAGGTTGAATAAAAGCAGCCGCCAAAACGGTTCCCATTTGATTAACAAGTGCATTTGGACCATATCCAAGATCCAAACTCGGGTTCGCTGGATTAGCTGTTGTACTTACGAATGTAATTACCATTCCAACACTAAGTTTTGCAGCCTGTTCAACAGCTAAAATTTGACATTCATAAACAGAACCCATTAAAACTGCGTTACAGAACCGATTAGTTCCACTTGCATCAGCAGCATTTGAAACAAGATAGGCAGAATCTAAGCCGCCGAGCGGCAACCTTACTTGATAAGGTGCAATTGTCGTTGCTAAAAGTAAAATTCGAAGAAATTTCATTAGTAACGATACCAAGCTTGAAGAGTGTCACCGTTTTGAGGGATTGTTGAAGGCCCAAAAGTAATGGTGTTGCCGCTCAAAGTGTAATCGTTACCATTACCTTGAAGAACAATACCATTTAATGTCAGTATTAGACTATTCCCAGTAGCGGCATCAGCATGAGCCAATGTAAAAGTAGTGTTTGTACCATTGATAGTACCAGAGGGAGTTTCTGCATCAGAAAAATTTGGGGTGGTAATGGCAGTCCAGGCGACCACCCCATTAATGGAAGTAAGAGAAAAAGATCCTATAACGCCACCAGACTTAATTTGACTTGGTTTAATTAAAGTACTGGCGCCGACTAACGTCAAAAAACCTAAAGTTGAGAGAATTCCAAGACTAATCTTCTTCATCTGTCTCCAACTTTCCTTTTTTAGGTGCAACACCGGCGACAACGCCAGATTCTTCTGTTCCTTCACCACAACAAGCCTTCATATGTTTGGCGACAGCATTCATATTCTTATGAGTAGAGCTTTCTTCTTCCATTGGCTCCTCATATTCTCTTTTTCCGTGCCCAATAACTCGATGATGGACAGAAAAAGTCCCATCATCCATTTGTTCGACACGAAAATGATGTTTGCCCTCTTTCGAGGACTTTTTTTCTTCTTTCTCTTTGGACTTGGCCATGTGCTTTTTAAGGCCCTCATGAATCTTTTCAGCAAGTGCCATTTCTAACTCCTTGTAGCAATTTTTTCAACTAAGACTGCTTCTACTGCGTATTCCCAAGCCAATTTCCTAGATTCAGGTAACTGATCCCAAGCAGGAATCATATTGAGACAAAAAGAATGGGCTTCATAAGCAATTTGACCAAGAGTCTTAACTTTAGGAGAAGGAACTTCGTCAGAATTCATTTGAGTTTGAAAGTCTGTGCCTGATTTGGAATATTCTGTAACTTGATTATCATTCCATTTCCCTGCAAACGAGCGGGTCTTATCTTTGGACCATAGAATTTAATCTTCGGAGTCCGAATAGAATTACCCTCAAATTTTAGACCAGCCCCACCTTTACTTTTCAGGACGTTTTTTGCTATTTGCCTTATATGGGAGTCCGGTCCTTGGAGTTGCAGCGAAGTCATGT